ATGCTTCAGACGTTACTTCAAGAAACAAAAACGGACAAACAAAGTCTGGTTTATATTCTCTGTTTATCCCAATGGAGTGGAACTACGAAGGATTTATTGATGAATTCGGATATCCAGTTTTTGATAGTCCAGATCATGATGTACTCGGACCAGACGGTGAATTAATTGATATAGGAATAGTAGAACACTGGGAAAACGAAGCAGAAGGATTAAAATCGGATAGTGATGGTTTAAATGAATTCTACAGACAATTTCCAAGAACTACAGAGCACGCGTTTAGAGATGAGGCTAAGAATAGTATCTTTAATCTAGTTAAGATATACGAACAAATAGATTATAACGAAGGAATAGGCAGCACTGCAAATGTTAACACTGGGAATTTCCAATGGGTGAATGGAGTTAAAGACACGCGGGTTATATTTTATCCAGATCCAAAAGGTAGGTTTAAAATAAGTTGGACACCTCCACAACACATGCAGAGTAAGATAATTCAAAAGAACGGTATTAAATATCCTGCGAACGAACATATGGGAGCTTTTGGTTGTGATAGTTACGATATATCAGGAACTGTTGATGGTAAAGGATCTAATGGAGCTTTACACGGATTAACGAAGTTTTCAATGGAGGATTGCCCACCTAACCATATGTTCCTGGAGTATATAGCTAGACCCCAAACAGCTGAGATATTCTTTGAAGATGTATTGATGGCTTTAGTGTTTTATGGAATGCCATTACTCTGTGAGAATAATAAACCAAGGTTATTATACTATTTAAGAAGAAGAGGATATAGAGGTTACTCTATGAACAGACCAGATAAAACTTGGAACAAACTATCTGTAACAGAAAAAGAAATAGGTGGAATACCTAACTCAAGTGAGGACATTAAACAGGCTCACGCAGCTGCTATTGAAATGTATATTCAAGATCACGTTGGTCACTTAGGTGATGGGAATTATGGAAACATATATTTCAACGAAACATTAAACGATTGGAGTAGATTCGATATAAACAGAAGAACGAAATTTGATGCATCTATTAGTTCTGGTTTAGCTATAATGGCTTGCAATAGACATTTATACGCTCCAAACGCAAATATAGAAAAACCAAAATTAAACATTAATATTGCTAAATATTCAAATACAGGTGGTATGTCTAAATTAATTAAAAAATAATATGAGAGGTAATCATAATTTTCCAAGTCAAGTAGTTAGCGATAACGAGAAATCATCCCATGATTATGGGTTGAAGGTTGCGCAAGCTATAGAAGCTGAATGGTTTGACGGAGAAAGAAACGGAAATAATAGATATTCTAACTATACTAATAATTATCACAAGTTAAGATTATACGCTAGAGGAGAACAATCAATACAAAAATATAAAGATGAATTATCTATTAACGGTGATTTATCTTATTTAAACTTAGATTGGAAACCAGTACCAATTATACCTAAGTTCGTAGACATCGTTGTTAACGGTATATCAGAAAGACAGTACTCTATAAAAGCTTATTCTCAAGATCCATATGGAGTAGAGAAAAGAACAGCTTATATGGAGGGTATAATGAAAGACATGAAGGTAAAAGAGTTCGATCAAATGGCTAAGAATTTGATGAACATGGACTTCAAGGAAAATAAAGAAGAAGACGTACCAGAGACTCAAGAAGAACTAGATTTACACATGTCGTTGAATTATAAACAAGCCGTAGAGATAGCAGAGGAGCAAGCGATAAACGTTTTACTTGACGGGAATAAATATGACTTAACCAGAAAAAGGTTAATATACGATTTAACTGTTTGTGGTATTGCTGCTTCTAAAACTACATTCAACACAGCTGAAGGAGTTACAATCGAATACGTTGATCCAGCTAACTTAGTTTACTCCCACACCGACTCCCCTTATTTTGATGATATATACTACGTTGGAGAAGTAAAGTCTATTCCAATAAACGAACTAATAAAACAATTCCCAGATATAACAGAAGGAGAATTAGAAGACTTAACAAAAAGTAATTACAAGCACGGTTATAGATCTAGAGGTAGGTTTAACCAAGAAGAAGATAAAAATAAAATAGATATTCTTTATTTTAATTATAAAACTTATATTCATGAAGTTTACAAGGTAAAAGAAACGTCAACTGGCTTACAAAAACTTATAGAAAAAGATGATAGTTTCAATCCACCAACAGGGGAAGATTTAGCTTTTGAAAGAATTGGTAGAAAAATAGAATGTTTATACGAAGGAGCCCTAGTTTTAGGAACTAAGAAAATGCTTAAGTGGGAAAAGGCTAAAAACATGATGCGTCCTAAAAGTGACTTCAATAAAGTTACTATGAATTACTCTATAGTAGCTCCAAGAATGTACGAGGGAAGAGTAGAGTCACTTGTAGGAAGAATAACAGGTTTTGCTGACATGATACAGTTAACTCATTTAAAGCTTCAACAAGTAATGTCTAGAATGATTCCAGATGGAATATATTTAGATGCAGATGGTTTAGCAGAGATCGACTTAGGTAATGGGACTAACTATAACCCACAAGAAGCTTTAAACATGTTCTTCCAAACCGGTAGTATCATAGGTAGATCAATGACTATGGATGGTGGTCAAAATGGTGGTAAGGTTCCTATTCAAGAAATACAATCTGGTGGAGGTGCTAAAATGCAAAGTTTAATTGGTACGTATAACTACTATCTACAAATGATTAGGGATACGACCGGATTAAATGAAGCTAGAGACGCTGCAACTCCAGATCCAAAAGCTTTAGTTGGAGTACAAAAACTAGCAGCAGCTAATTCAAACACAGCAACAAGACATATACTACAAGGTGGAGCATTTATAACACAAAGTATATGTGAACAACTTACTTTAAGAATATCAGATATATTAGAGTATTCTCCAACAGCAAATGCTTTTGTTCAAGCTATTGGGTCTCATAACGTAGCTACTCTTCAGGAGATGAAGAATTTACATCTTTATGATTTTGGTATATTCTTAGAGTTAGCTCCAGATGAAGAGGAAAAACAATTGTTAGAAAACAATATACAAACAGCATTATCTCAACAGACAATAGATTTAGAAGACGTTATTGATTTAAGAGAGGTTAAAAACATAAAGTTAGCCAACCAACTTCTTAAAATTAGAAGAAAGAAGAAGATGGAAAAAGACCAACAAATGCAACAAGAGAACATGAAGGCTCAGGGAGAAGCTAACGCTCAGCAAACTCAAGCTGCTGCTCAAGCTGAAATGGAAAAAGCAGCTGCCATGGTAGAGAACGAGATTAAAGTTGAGACTCAGAAAGGAGAAATTAAGAAAGGAACATTACATGCTGAAGCTGAGGTTAAGAAAATGTTAATGGATCATGAGTTTGACTTAAATATGAAAATGAAAAAAATGGAGTTGGAAATGATAGAGAAAAGAGAGACTTCAAAAGAAGTTATAAAAGACAATAAAGAAACAAGGAATCAAGATACAAAAAACCGACACGAATCAAGAATGGAAGATAAAAAAGCAGCTAACGTTATAAAAGCTAAAGGATTCGAATCTTCCGGTAATGATGTTATAGGTGGAGGTATGAGACTAGGAGCGTTTGAACCTAGCTAAAAATAACAAACAAATTATTAACTATTATTATATTATATTATGGCAAAAAAAGAAGAACCAAAAGTAGACGAAAAAGTTGAAAAGTTAAAGGTTAAAAAACCTAAAATGAAAAAGTTCCAAGAACCAGAAGATGGGATTGTTAAGGTAGATCTTAAGGAATTAGCTAAAAAAGCTGAAGACATCACTAAAGTAGATTTATCAAAACCAGTTGAGGAAATAAAAGTTCCAGAAGAAAAAGTTGAGACAAAAGAAGAGGTACCTACGTTACAAGAAGTCACAGACGAAGTAGTTGAAGCTGAAAAAGTAGCTGAGGTTGTAGAGAAGGAAATTATAGAATCAATTGAAACAGGAAAAGAACTTCCTCAAAACGTTCAGAAGTTAATGAACTTCATGGATGAAACTGGCGGTGATTTAAATGACTATGTCAAACTAAATAGAGATTATTCCGAGATGGATAATCATACTCTACTTAAAGAATATTACAAAACAACAAAAC